ACTTCTGGTAAGACAGTTGGAGCAAATAATAGTTTACGTCTAGAATTTGTTTTTGGCCCTGCAACTTTGAATTCATATTTTGAAGTCACAGGAGTTCAAGTTGAGGTTGGTGATACAGCTACCGCATATGAACACCGCTCATACTCTGAAGAACTTGCGGCTTGTCAGAGGTATTGTCAAAGAATTTCACAATCTGGTGGTGATTATTATGTTATGACATCAAAAGGACAATCTTCAAATGCAGTTAGATTTGCTCAACAACTTGCATTTCCACTTAGAGTATCACCAACTATTTCACAAGGTGGTGGAATAAGCACTTGGAGAGTTTTTAGACCAACAGCAGGGGTAGTTACATCGAGTAATACACCAACTGTTATTGGTTTTGTTGAAAACGCAGGATTTGTAATTTTACAACTTGATGGACTTAGTGGAATTACAGATAATTATCTTTATGGAACATCACCTAGTTTTGGAAGTGCTGGTTATTTTAATATGGATTCGGAGTTATAACTATGATTATTACAAATGCACAATATGTAAAAGATGCAAAAACTAATACTAATATTGGAGTAGGTGCAACTATAAATGAGCACCATTACAATATACCCTTAGACGCATCCAACAGACACTATGCAGAAATTCTAAAACAAGTGGAAGCAGGCGATTTAACCATTGCTGATGCAGACTAAATAGTATTACAAAAGATATGGGAAATAATTAAATGCCATTTATAGGAAAACAACCAGAAGTCGGTGCATACTCTAAGTTAGACGCTATTACAACGTCTGCTACTGCAACGTACAATCTGACTTTAGATAGTGGTGCATACTATCCAACAAGTGCAAATCATCTACTGGTTTCTCTGAATGGTGTCATGCAGGCTCCACAAGATTCATTCACAGTAAGTGGTTCGACAATTGTATTCGCTTCTACACTCGCAAGTACTGATAGTATCGACTTTATCATGGCACTTGGTGACGTTCTAGATATAGGAACTCCAAGTGATGGAACGGTTACTGCTGGAAAGATTGCCAGTGGTGCAGTGACAGATGCAAAGATTGCTTCTGGTATTAGTTCATCAAAACTTACTGGTGCTTTGCCTGCCTTAGATGGTTCTGCATTGACGGGCGTTTCTGCTGGTAAGGTATTGCAAGTGGTGATGGGAACAACAGCAACCGCCGCCTCAACAGGGGGTTCTTCATATGCAGATACTGGATTAAGTGCAACTATTACACCATCTGCAACATCTAGTAAAGTTTTAGCGATGGTAAACCAACCACTAACAATGGCATCTTCCACAGCGGCCGCCAGAGATGGTGGGTTCAGATTGGTAAGAGGCACAACAACCCTTATACAAGGTATGGCAGAGGTTGATATAGATGCTAACAACCTTTTCAAAATGCCAGCGTATAACGCACAGTTGTATCTAGATACACCGAATACAACATCTGCTACAACATATAAAACTACATTTAGAGTAAATGCTGGAACGTCTGACATTTACGCACAACAACACGGAGCGACATCTAGTATTATTTTAATGGAGATTGAAGGATGAGTTTAGACACACCAAGAGTAGCGGCAATTAAAATTATTCACCCTACAGCAATTACTTTTCGTGGTGATGATGCTTGGGATGACGATGGCAATCAAATTACTATAGATGAAAGCGCTGTTGCAACAAAGATTGCAGAAATAGAAGCTGCAGAACCTATGAAAGAACTTAGAAGGGCTCGCAACGCTAAACTGACAGAAACAGATTGGGTTGTTACCATGCACAAAGAAAAGGGAACTAATATTCCTGCTGCATGGAAAACATATAGAGATGCTCTCAGAGATATAACAGATAGTGCAACATCATTAGATGATGTCACTTGGCCGGAGAAACCATAATGGCATTGATTAAAATAAACACAAGAAGTGCTACTGCACCCTCTAATCCCTCAGAAGGACAAGTGTGGTTCAATAACTTATATGACTAGCCAGTAAAAGAATAATTTTAAATTATCTTCATCTGTATTGGGTGAAGATGGACAGGTGACACGCTAAGTCACAATAACTCAAGGAGAAAAAAAATGGCTATTACGAAAAGAACAGAACAGGATAAAATTGAAGTGGTTGGAACATTCAAGCACATTCAAGTAAGGACTGCTACAGTTATTGAAGAGGACGGTGTTGAACTGTCTCGTTCATTCAGTAGACATGTCGTTGGGCCTGATGCTTCGTCATCAGAAGTTTCAGCACAAAGTACAGAAGTGCAAGCAATGATTACAGCATTCCATACGGACGCTTTAAAGACTGCATATACTGATCATCTTGCTGCTAACGCACCAGAGTAATCAATAAGAACTTAGGATAAGAAAAAAATGGCGCTGATTAAATTAAATACAAGAAGCATACCAGATGATGCTGTGACACCTGCCAAGGTGTCAGTAAAACACCTTGGACGAAGAAATCTTCTGATCAACGGTGCTATGCAAATTTGGCAGAGGGGCACTAGTTTTACTACCAGTAATACTTACACAGCAGACAGATGGCTCACAGATGCAGCTGGTGCTTGCACCAGATCAACTGACACTCCAGCCCCCTTTGATTATTCTATTAAATTAAACCCATCAAGCGGGAACGCTGTTTTAAGGCAGGCTATTGAACTATCTGCCGCTGGTGAAGGTGGAATATTTCAATCAGGGCAACAGTTTACATTATCCTTCTGGCTTAAAAGTTCAGCAGGAGGTGAAGGGATTAATGTTTTTATAGCATCTAGTACAACAGTTGCTGGCTCTACAACCCAAATGGTAAGTGCTATAGGTATTGCAACTACTACAACAGGGTGGGTTAAATATACATATACATTCACTCAATCTGTAGCCGTTGGTTCATCTGACACTTGTTATAATATAGTCCCATACGTTGTTGCGCCCTCTGGCGATATTTACATAACAGGACTTCAATTTGAGACTGGCTCAGTTGCTACAGATTTCGAACACCGATCATACGTTGAAGAACTGGCATCGTGTTCTAGATATTATCAGAATTCTTTTATTGAAGGAAATACTCCAGGCGCTTCAACAGCGACAGGTGATGCAATCCATGTACTTTCTTGGTCAGATGGAAACGCACAAGGTATTCCTTTTCAAGTGCCGATGAGAACTTCTCCAACAATGATTTTCAGGCCACAAGCTTCTAATACAGCTGGGCTAGTAAATAGTTCTGGGACAGACCGATCAGCAACTGCAACTAATGTAGGCACAAAACAAGTGGGTTATATTGGAGTTACTAGTGGTACTGCGAATACTTATGTCCGTTTCACTTGGGAAGCAAATGCAGAAATATAGGAGTAGAAGATGATTAGTTACGTTATTCAAAATGCAAAATATTATAAGGATATGGACGATGTTAATAGTGGCATTCAAGCCACTATAGATGGTATATCTTGTTCAGTTCCACTAGACCCAGCAAACACGCACTACGCAGAAATTTTAAAACAAGTTGCAGATGGTACAATAACCATTGCAGACGCAGATTAGGAATAAGATATGGCACTCAGTAAAGTAAATCCAAACTTCGTAGGCGAGACTGCCATTGGACGAAGAAATCTTGCCATCAACGGCGATATGAGAATTGCTCAAAGAGGCGCAACCACTACAGCTATAGGTCAAAGTGCTAATTATTTTTCCCTTGATCGAGTGAAGTTGTTTAACTCTGGTGGTGCAGGCGCAACGTACACTGTTTCTCAGGAAACTGACGCCCCCACAGGGTTTACAAAGAGCTATAAAATTCAAACTACAACGGCAGATACTTCATTGCCCGCTGCCAGCTATACTATTCTACGCCTAGCTACGACTGAGGCTCAGGACTTGCTACGGCTTGGGTGGGGAACTAGCTCTGCCAAATCACTGACATTTAGTTTTTGGGTTAAATCAAATAAAACTGGCGATCAAACTATTCTGGCCGTTACTCATGCAAATATGCAACAACATGTAAAACAAAAATTTACGATTAATAGTGCGAACACTTGGGAAAAGAAAGAAATTACTTTTGTAGGAAATACTGGAACAGCGATGGAGGATGGATCTGCTATGGGTTTTGGTATTGATATTTTTCTTGCCGCTGGATCAAATTATCAAGGGGGCACTACTTCATTAGGAGTTTGGGGTACTCGTGCCGCCACAGACAAAGCGGCTGATACTTTAAATATCGCTAATTCAACCTCTGACTATTTCCAAATCACAGGAGTCCAGCTGGAAGTTGGTGATACAGCTACAGATTTCGAACACAGAAGTTATGGTGAGGAACTTGCGGCTTGTAAAAGGTATTATCAAGTAGTTTCCGCTTCTCCTACATTTGGTGTTGATAATATACGGGCAAGAATGTCTTTATCCTTCCCTGTAGAAATGAGGGGCACACCCAGCGTATCACAGTCTGCCGTTGTTGTTTTAGCAAACCCTGGCGTTGGAAATGTGACTCAATCTGGTGTTTCTTTTAGCATCGCTGGTACGTCAACCAATAGAGGTGGTACATATCAACTTGCTAACCTTAGTGGTATGACGGAATCTAAAATTTATCATTTTGGACAATCCTCTGGCGCTGCACTATTACAATTTGACGCAGAATTATAAGGAATATAAAAAATGAATATTACATCAGCACAATTTGAATCTGACGATAATGGAGATAATGTGAGTATCCAAGCTACTATAGAAGAACAAGTATTATCTGTTCCACTAGACCCAGCAAACAGACACTATGCAGAAATTTTAAAACAAGTTGCAGATGGTACAATAACCATTGCAGACGCAGACTAAATAGAAGTATGATTAATAAAGGTAGACAATTATGGCTTACATAGGTAACGAACCATCCTACGGTGTGTTCGATAGACAAATTCTTGCTGGGGATGGTACAACCACACAGTACAACTTGGACTTTCTTGTCGCACAGCCATCATCATTGCTTGTTTCTATGGATGGTATTATCCAAGAACCAGAGTATTCTTATACTACTGGACAGTCTGCTGGACAGGGACATATCAACTTCTCTGAGGCGCCAGAAAATGGTGCAAGACTATTTCTCATTTATATGGGAAGACAACTACTTACTGCACAAGCATCGACTGCTCTTAACCAGACTCACTTAGACGAATTTAATGGTAATGCTTCAACGACTGCATTCTCTTTAACAAAAACACCAGTATCAGGTTCCGCTTTAAACTTTATGGTATATATTGATAATGTATATCAAAGAGGTGGAACAGGACTTGCATTTACGGTATCTGGTGACACAATAACATTCACATCTGCACCCCCAAGTGGTACAAAGAATATTCAAGTTTACCAATTGAATGGAATAAACACACTAAATACTGTCAGTGATGGTACTATTTCAGTTGCAAAAGTGCAACAGGGTGTATTTGACCAAGCAGAAGATGACGCAACTGCTCTTGCGATTGCTTTAGGATAACATAGGAAAATAAAATGGCGAACACATTTAAAAACGCAGCATTAGCAAACGTAAACAACAGCGCATATGCGACTCTGTATACTGCTCCTTCTGCAACACAAGTAGTAATTCTAGGACTTGCAATTGCGAATAAGACAAATGCCGCAGTTACAGTCAAAGTACAATTTACAGATAGTTCTGCTTCTACGACTCATCAGTTGTTGGAGGACGTATCTATCCCAGCGAAGACTACACTAGAAACACTCGCTGGACAAAAGTATATCTTAGAGGCATCTGATATCCTCAAAGTACAAGCCGGAACAGGTTCAGCATTGGATGTGGTTCTTGGTTTAATGGAAAAATCTTAGGGAGTTGATATATGCCATTTTTAGGTAAAACACCAGCACAGGGATTCGTGAACTCAGTAACCAAGGATGACTTTACTCCTAATGGTACTACTACTGCATTCACTCTTAGTAAGGCTCCTGCAACTGTAAACGAATTAGAAGTCTATGTAGGTAATGTTCGCCAAGAACCTACAGACGCCTATTCTGTTTCGGGAACAACTCTTACTATGACAGAAGCGCCTGCAACAGGGACTAACTTCTATGTGATGCATATTGGTGGGACTACTCAGAGTAGTACTACTTTGCCAGGCGGTTCAGTTGTGCCAGGCGCCCTTAGTGTAAGTGGCACATTAACTGCTGCTGGATTCACCTCCACAGGTATTGATGATAACGCTACGAGTACAGCGATCACCATAGATGCTAGTGAGAACGTGCTCATTGGCACTAGTGGGGGAACGGATGATAGAAACCCAGCTGGTATACATATTGCTGCTATGAAAGGCGTTTCCTTTCAACATTACGCAGCAGTATCCTCTAGTCGTAATTGGCGAATTAGAACAGATGATAATGGGCCTTGGGGGTCATTTAATATTTCTAGAGGAACTACACAGACAGAAACACCAAACACTGCGGCGCTTATAATAACTAAAGATGGTGAAGTCACCCTGCCAACACAACCTGCTTTTAGTGCAACTGCATCTACATCTAATATACCACTATCAACAGCTACCGTAGTAACTTTATCTTCTGAAAGATTTGATGTTGGTAATAATCTATCTTCAAATACTTTTACAGCGCCTGTTACAGGCAAATACTTATTTACTTATCTGTTTTATTTCACACAATTAGATGCTAGTCATACTACTCTTGATTGCCATATTCTAACAAGTAATAAACAATATCAAATAACTTTTAAACCGTCTGTTTTTATGAACTCTGATGGAAACTTTAGTGCTACTGGTTCAATTATTGCAGATATGGATGCAAACGATACTACTGTTTATAAAGTTTATGTAGCAGGCGGCACCGCACAAACAGACATACACGCAGATTCACATGTTAGTGGATGTTTATTATTTTAAACCATGATGAAACAGTCAATCTTAAAGGAGATTAAAAATGGCAACACATGCTAAAACAGTAAGTTTAACAGATTTACAACAAAACATTTTGAAGAACGATTTATATAGTGATACAGATAATACTGGACTAGATGATTGGATTCAATCAGCAGTTGATGGTAAGATTAATAACTCTTGGAAAAGAATGCAATCTGAATGGACAACTAAATTAATGAATGATGATTCATTTACAGACTCAATTCCATCAAACCAAGCAGATTTTGTTGCACTTGTAATTGCTAGGCCAGACTACAAGAATCGTAAAGATAGAGATGCATCATAATCAATCGAATAATTAGGAATTAAATAAATGCCAATATCAAAAATTAATACGACAAGTATAACAGACAATTCCGTAACAGCGGGTAAGATTGTTGCTGGTGCTGTCGATGCAGATATCGCTGCTGGTTCAATTGACACGGCACAGATTGCTGATGATGCAGTAACGGCAGACAAACTCGCTAACGCAATTAATACATCTATTGCAGTTGGGGCAGCTGCACTGCCAAAGGCAGGCGGTACGATGACGGGCACTATTGCTGATTTTCGTTCAACAGGTATTGATGATAATTCTAATGCTCTTGCTATGACTATTGATGTGAATGAGAACATTGGTTTAGGTTCAGTGCCAGCAACCGATTGGCATGCAAACTATTCTGTTCTTCAACTAGGTGGACAATCTGGATTCTGGACTCACAAGGCGGTAGGAACAGGAAAGGCCTTACACATTAGTCACAACACTGAGTATGACACTGGATTTAAATACATAGCGTCAGATGAAGCCTCGTTGTATATGCAAGGTGATGGTGGTAAACATATATTCTCCACAGCAGCTGCAGGGACAGCAGGGAATGCAATAAGTTTTACGACTGCTATGACGATTGATAATGCTGGCATAGTAACCAAACCGTTACAACCTGCTTTTAGTGCGTATGGTAGTAATCAATCTATATCGACCAACACCGATGTTGATGCCGTACTTCCTAACGAGGAATTTGATGCAGGCAATAACTTTAACACTTCTACAAGCAGATTTACTGCCCCAGTGGCTGGTAAGTATCTCTTTACAGGCACTATAGAGTACAACAGCACAGGAACTTCGCATATTGCCTTTAGAGTTAATGGTTCTTTTGTAAATAACGGTTGGTCAGACTTCGCAGATACAAAAGCTGCTGTGCAGTCTAGGATATTAAATCTTGCTGCAGGCGACTATGTAAATATGAGAATGTATTCAAATATCGCAGGAGCCACTAATGGCGTCCGTACAAGAATGACAGGATGCTTGTTAAGCTAACCTATAACAGACAGTATAAAAGGAAACAATTATGGCAAACATAACAGTAACAGTAACAGACACACAAACTAAATCTCTTGAATACGTTGCTTATTCAGTACAAGATTGGTGTGATAACTCAATACACGAAAGAGCAAGAGTGGCACAAGAAGAAATTATTGCTAAACTTGTAACTCATTGTAATGCTAATAGTGTAGCTTTAGCAGTAGGTGTTGATGCACAAATTACACAAGCATATAGTTTAGGTGTTGTAGATACAGCTAAAAACATATCAGACGCAGTAGACACACTATAATTATATTCTACACCATATGGTGTGTAAACAAAAACTCTATTTATTGCCATAACATCTAAGACATAATCCTTATAAATAGAACTAAGAAGGAGACTGTGTTAGATGGCAACAATATCAAATATTTTTATAAATCAGGGTACTGATTTC